TTCAGAGATGGCTACTAATAAGATAGTCGCTGTGTCGGAAACAGCACCGGAACCAATTAGGCAACAAGCGCAAGCTTTTTCTGATAACGTGCGAAATGTTGTGCATTATCATATAGAGTTGGCTAGACGTGAGGAACGTGCTACTATAGCCCATAAACTAAGAGAGGCTGGTCACCCCGACTTAGCTGACACTATAAGGAGATTATAAAATGGCAATTACACAGGCAATGTGCACAACATTTAAAAAAGAACTTCTGACGGCAACGCATAATTTTGCAACAGGCGGCAATGCTTTTAATTTGGCGTTGTATGCTATTGGCGGTGGCGGAAAATCAAGCACAACTGCAACTCTAGGTGCGGCTACTACGGTGCTAGTAACTACGGGAGAAGTAGCTTCAAGCGGATCGTACACTACAGGTGGCTCTGCTCTTTCAAAAGTAACGCCTACTAATGTAGGAACGACAGGCATAACTGATTTTGGAAACATAAGTTTTACAACAGCCAGCATTACAGCAAGAGGTGCTTTAATTTATAATGACACCAACCAAAATAGAGCCGTAGCCGTATTAGATTTTGGATCGAATAAAACTTCTTCTTCTGGAACATTTACGATACAGTTTCCAGTTGCGGATGCTTCGAATGCAATTATCCGCATAGCTTAACGGGGTAACTCATGGCTTTTATAACAGGTTGGGGACGAGGTACTTGGGGTCAAGGTCCTTGGGGCCGAGCTATACCTGTTGTTATTTCAACTGGAGTTGCTGGAACTAGCGCAGTTGGAAGTGTAAGTTTTGTAACCACTGCTTTAGTCCAACCCACTGGCGTTGCTGGAACTGGTGCGCTCGGCAATGAAAATGTTATAATAGATATCATAGTCCTTGAAGATGGGGTTGTTGGAACAGGCGCGATTGGTAATGAAACTGTTGTAACCACTGCTTTAGTCCAACCCACTGGCGTTGTTGGAACAGGCGCAACGGGAAATCCAACGGTTGCAATTCAGGGCTTAGCCGAACCTTCCGGGGTTGGTGCCACCGGCGCAACGGGAAGTCCAACTGTTGTAATAAACACCACAGTGTTCCCTACGGGAGTGGCTGCAACGGGCGCAATTGGTGAAACAAATGTGTGGTCTATAATTAGTCCTTCACAAGACCCTAGCTGGAATGCTATAAGTGTATCACAAAACCCTGGTTGGAGTGCGGTGAGTATAACGCAAGATCCCAACTGGACAGAAATAGCGGCATAAGGAACATATAAAATGGCGAGTACCTATGTAAACAACCTTAGACTTAACGAATTGGCGACGGGGGATGGAGCGGGAACCTGGGGTACCACAACAAACCTTAACTTGGAGTTGATCGGTCAGGCACTGGGTTGGGGTACGAGAGTTATTGCTAACGCTTCTACAGACAATCTTACAATAGCAGATGGCGCAGCAGATCCAGACCGAAGCATGGCAATTAAACTTACAGGTGGCGGGCAAGCGTGTACTGTAACAATTTTACCCAACACCGTCTCTAAAGTTTGGTTTATGTTTAACTCAACGTCAGCGGTATTGACATTCACATGTGGTAGTGGCGCGAATGTAGCTATCCCAGCGGGTGCAACAAAAGTTATTGCGTCAGACGGACTGGGTAGTGGTGGCGTTGTGTATGATATCTTAACAGGGGTTAGCTTGGCGGGTAATCTTAGTTTAAGTTCTGACTCCGCAGTTTTAAAGTTTGGCGCAGACGCGGACACTACTTTAACACACACAGATGGTTCTGGTCTTACTTTAAACAGTACCAATAAAATCATGTTTAGTGATGCGAGTCAGTTTATTCATGCACCTAGTGCAACTGTTTTAGACCTTGCAGCAACAGACGAAATTGAACTTACTGCCACGTTGATTGATGTGGTTGGAAACTTTACCAACTCAGGTACGATTATTTCTACTGGGATAGTAACGGCTAACGCTGGTATAGTAGTAGATAACATTGCAATAGATGGTAATGCGATTGACTGTATTTCTGGGGATTTTGAACTTGACGTGGCAGGAGACATCATCCTCGATGCCGCTGGTGATGATATTTTATTAAAGTCTGCGGGAACGCATGAAGGGAATATAAATCTTGCAAGCAGTAATTTAACATTTAAATCTATTGTACAAGACAAGGATATGATCTTTCAAGGCAACGACAACGGTTCGGCAATCACAGCCTTAACTCTTGATATGTCTGATGCGGGTGCCGCTATCTTTAATAATAATGTTACTGCTTTCTCTGATGAAAGATTGAAGTCTAACATCGTAACAGTACCCGATGCTTTAGCTAAAGTAAGCGCAATGCGGGGAGTACATTACACCAGAGACGATACAAATAGAAGTCATACCGGTGTTGTAGCGCAAGAGATACAGAAGATTGCACCTGAAGTTGTACTCACAGCTAGTGATGAGAATGGTACTTTAAGTGTAGATTATGGAAATATTACGGGTTATTTGATTGAAGCGATAAAAGAACTTTCAGCAAAAGTTAAAGAATTAGAGGGAAAGTAGATGACTTTACCAAGTAGTGGTACAATTACTATTGCTCAGATTGCTGCGGAATTTGGCGGTGATGCTCCCCATTCTTTAAGTGAGTACTATAGAGGCGGAGGTCTAGTTCCCACTAATAATACGAATGTCCCAACGTCTGGCACAATTACTTTGTCAGACTTCTACGGCGCAGTTAATCAAGTTAGTGTGACCGCGTCTAGTGCGTCAAGTGTTAATTTACAGACTCTATTTAACAATGCCGCTTCGGGAAGTTGGACTTCCACGGTCCCCAAGATATATACCGTAGGTGCTAGTGTAGTCTTAGGTATAACAACCGTCCCAGCTAGTATGGGTGGTACTTTAACTATAAACCACTCTGGTGACATCCAAGGAACAGGTGGTGCTGGCGGCACATTTTCAGGTACAAAAACTGGAAGTGCTGGCGGAACAGCTATGACGGTCCAATCTACTGGAGTTACTATTAACATGCTTTCAGGCTCCACCCTCTCAGGTGGTGGCGGTGGTGGTGGAGCTGGTGGACAAGGCGGCAGAGGGGAAAGACTTGGAGGTGGTAATCTTATTTTCCAAGATGGTGGAGCTGGTGGAGCTGGTGGTCGAGGAATTGGCTACAGTCAATCACAGACAAATGGTTCGGCTGGTGTACCCGGAAATTCTTCTCCAGCAGGGCCTGCTTCAAACGAAGGTGGCGGTGGTACAGGCGGAAACGGTGCCTCTTCCTTTGGAACGGCTGGCGCAAATGGTGCAACAGGAGCTAACGGAAATACCACCCCCGGCCCAACCTCTGGGTCAACAGGTGGAGCGGCTGGTAGAGCTGTAACTTTCTCAGGCGTATCAGCTTACACAATCATTGGTACAAACTCTGGGACTATTAATGGAGCATACACTTAATGCCTTTAACAACATTACGATATAAACCCGGTGTTAATCGAGATGTAACCTCCTTTACAAATGAGGGCGGTTGGATTGATAGCGACAAGGTACGGTTTAGATTGGGCTTTCCTGAGAAAATAGGAGGCTGGGTAAAAAGAACTTTAAATACTTATTTAGGTTCGGCTAGAAGTTTGTTTCCTTGGATCGCACTAGATGGTTCTAAATTTATAGCCGTCGGCACTTCTGTAAAATACTACATTGTCCAAGGAAATGACTTCAATGACATCACTCCTATCAGGCAGACTACTACTGGAGAAGCAACTTTTGCAGTTGCGAATGGTGCTACTGTAGCCACCGTGACAGACGGTTCACATGGGGTTAATGTTGGAGACTTTGTTACATTTAGCGATGCGGCTACTCTAGGGGGAAATGTTACCGCAGCAGTACTTAATCAAGAATACGAGATAATTAGTGTCCCTACTGTCAATACTTTTACGATTAACCTTTCCGTTACTGGTAACGGTAGTGATACGGGTAACGGCGGTGGAAGCACCGTTGCCGCATATCAAATAGATTGTGGATTGGATACTCAGGTTGGTGGTACTGGTTGGGGTGCGGGCACATGGCAAAGGAGTACTTGGGGGTCGTCCTTTGGCACAGGAGTTTCTACTGAGCTGGCTCTTTGGAACCAAGACAACTTTGGGGAAGATCTATTACTTAACATAAAAGACGGAGCTATATTTTATTGGAGGAAAGCGGGAGGACTAGCCGCTCGAGCCATAAACTTAGTCGATATAGTCGGAGCTAATAATGCTCCTACTGTAGCAAAACAAGTAATGGTTTCGGACAACTCTCGACATGTAATAGCGTTTGGCACTAATACATTTGGCACTTTTGTCCAAGATCCTTTGCTCATAAGGTTCTCTAGCTCAGAGTCCTTAACAGACTGGGCTCCGACACCAACTAACTCAGCGGGAGATTTAAGAATAGGTAGCGGATCAACCTTTATCACAGCGATAGAAACAAAAAGAGAGATCGTAGTCTTCACAGATAGCACGTTGCATTCCATGCAGTTCTTGGGCGCACCGTTCTCGTTCGGTATTCAACCTTTGTCCACTGGGATAACAATCATGGGGCCTAACGCCGCCGTTGCAGTGGAAGATGCCGTCTTTTGGATGGGACAAGATTCTTTTTATCTTTACGAAGGCGGGACAAAACAACTTCCCTGCATGGTAAAAGAGAAAGTATTTTTTGATTTTAATTATGCTCAAAAAGACAAGGTATACGCCGCTCACAACGCAGAGTTTTCAGAAGTAACATGGTACTATTGTTCCGACACAAACTCTGTGGCTAATAACGGCAACGGGCAAAACAATCTTTACGTTACTTACAACTATGCAGAAAGAGTTTGGTACTATGGCACTCTAGCTAGAACCGCGTTTATAGACAGGGGTACTTTTCAATACCCTATTGGAGCGCAAGGTGGATATTTATACGACCACGAAGTCGGGTACGATGACGATGGTTCTGCAATGGCTTCGTCTATTGAGGCTAGTCCCATAGACATGGGAGGGGGAGAACGTTTTGTGTTTATAAATAAAATTATCCCTGACATAACTTTCCAAGGGTCAACTGGAAATTCTCCGAGCGTGGTTATGACACTAAGTATGCAGGATTTCCCTGGCAGTTCCTATGGAACCGTGGAATTGCCAAACGGTCTTGGTGCGACTGGTTTGGCTACGCCTGTTACTTCCACCGCTATATCCACAACTACAGTACCTTTTGAACAATTTACA